TTTCAAGCGTGGATGGCCGTGCTCCGGAATATTTATACCAAGAAAAATACTCCGCAAGAGACATCTCACGGAGCATTCTTCGGTAGTCTGCACGCTTAAATTCGTGCGCAAGTTTTAAAACAAAATCAAGTTCGGCCTCTAGGCGTTTTTTACTTCACCATCCGTACTCTCAGTTTCTTCACGCCCCTCAGATTTAGGGAAGTTACACACATTTTGAACAGCCTCTAAGACCAAATAAAAGTCGCTATTGGTAAGCGTTGTTAATACTTCTTTTTGCAACTCTTCAATAGTTTTATCTGTTTGAGAATGTGACAATGAAAAAGCGATTAATCTTGCGTGAGCCAACAAGTTATTTCTTGTCATTTGATTCAGTTTTGCATTAATTTCCTTTTCTGTATCTTCCGTTTTGATTGGTTCGGGTTTTTCTAGGGAATTCATATACTCGATATATTCGAGATAATCTAAAGCTGATAACTCCGATAACTGAAGAACTTGACCTCTGACTTCAAACTCGATTTGTTTTAACATAATTAATCACCTGCTTGATTTGTTTCAGCTAATAACGGTTTACCAACATTGGTTAGCTTGATTGTACGAGTCATTGTCTCATTTTGTGGGACAGCTTTACCTAAAGATGAAACCCAAGCAAAATATACATCTCGTGTACCGTTTGGATATACAACAAGGTAAAATTTCTTCTTACCGCTATCAAAGTCTGTGACGATAGCTTGTTGCGCAGTATCGCCTGGTAGCCATGCAAGAGTGATTGATGTTTCACCCGCTGATTTAGCACCTTGACTTGTTGACTTCCATTCTGCATTTGGATCATCTAAGTAGTTATCTTCATAACTTTCTGCGGTCACTTCGCCAGGCGATAACTCTTTAATTTTTGCAATACGCTCCCAGTTGTCGGCTTTTTTAATTTCTGCCGCTGAAATTGTGCCACCTTGAATAGCGGTAGTTTCTTTGTCATCTTTTAGACGGAAAAACTGAGTGCCTGCGCCTTTCATTGGTGTAGTGTCTTTCTTAGCCATTATTGACCTCATAAGTGATGTTGTATTGAATGTCGGCAGCGATCCACGTTGCCATTTGTTCGTCTTGCTCGTAATCAAAAGACGAGAATGCAGTTGTTTCGGTTAGGCTTACTAATGATTCTTCAACGATGCCGCTTTCATAGATTTCTTGCGCAAGTTTATCTAGGTCATCTTCTCTAGATGCTGAGCGCATAAATGCTGCAACATGTAGTGTCGCGTGTAATGTTCCGTCTAAATAACCAGTGGGCGTAACATTACTAATAAATACCGCTACTGTTGGACTCTGTGTTTCAATATCGGTGAATGATGGCTTACCATTGCTAAATTCCTTAACTTTTGGTAAATGCGGTTGTAAAGCATCAATGACTGCCTGTCTGATCTTCGAATGAATTTTCATTTTTTTACCACTATCTGTATTTGCCTAATTAGTTGATTTCTCAACTCCATTGGCATTTCCTTTTCGTACGCTCGTTTAACCTCTGAGTGAAATGCCTCTGTAAGTGGAATTTTGAGTGGAATTTTGACTACATCGATAGGATAACGATCTTTCCCTTGTCGTTGCATTACTTGAGTTCGACCATTCTTAAGCTCTTGAATAAACGACCGTTGATAAAAACGATTCCCGACTTTTAGTTGACCTTTATTTTCGCCTCTTCGAATAAATCTCCCATCACCTTTAACTAACCGGATAACGGGTAAATTTCCTCGGTTAACTTTAATAAATGCACTTAATCGTCTTGGCTTGGCTCGTTCTAGTTTCGCTCGCCCTTTAATAAAGCGATTAGGCACATCCACTTTCTTGGACGTATCTATTACAGCTCTCACCATAACTTTTGCAGCAACATTATTAATCGTGCGCGCCATAGCTTGAGGGACGGCTTTTTTATCAATATCCGTTAGAACCTTTTTGGCTTTTTCGATGTCGTCATTAATTGCCATTAGTAACTCGCATCCTCTTCAAGTTGAAGAATAATCGTTCCCGAATTAAAGCTGAAACCACTGATAATATAATCAATGTTATTTATTGTTACGCGGTCATTTTTCTTTGGTTTATAACCAGAAGATTTGAATAGCGTAAGTGTGCGATAAACCCCATTAATTGGCTCAACTTCTTTAGGTGATTCATCTAAAACCGCTTTATATTTTTTGCCGTTGATAACATAGACGGACATCATCACATCTGATATGACTTTGTCCACCTGTGCGAGTGCGTCGTCAAACGGACTAAGCGTTGATCTTGACATCTACAGTGCCCATCGATGTGCCACTAGCATGCCAAGCAATACCTAAACGCTTGTTACTACCTGCGGTAATGGTTGCACCATCGGTTGCTGACCAGTAAACAATTGCACCTTGTTTAATGTCATCTTCCGCTTTTGCTTTCACCGTAAATACACCTGCAGTTAAGCCAACGCCTGTCTCATTTTGTGCAACATCAGATACTGAGATTGCAGCAAGGTTTTCTAACATTACTACATCACCGCTTTTTACAGCAGCGGTAGCGGTAAAACGCACGGTGTTTCCGTCTTGTAGGTAATTTTTAGACATATTTAATGATCCTTTAATTTTGATAATAAAAAACCGCACTTAGGTTAAAAGTGCGGTCGTTATTTATGGTGGATTAAGTTACTTATTGGTAACTTTTACAATGCCACGGTAGTCAATCACGTTAACACCGGCATCGATGCGTACCTTGGTAGATACACCATCAACAGTGAAGCCTTGTTGTTGCTCCATGTATGGCGTATCAATGCCGTCAAGGTAAGAAACTTCAATTGCTTCTTTGTTGATTAAGTACCAAGATTTTGGATCGGCGACTTGTAAACGTGCGGATTTAACTGTCGGCACAATGTCG